AGTGCTGTCTGAGGGAAATTACGCAAACAAGCATAGGCTTTATGTCCTCTATAGTAGCTTCTGTTTAGTCCTTGCAGCTTTCTACCGTGAAAAGTACAGATAGTTCCGTGTTTTTCTACGCCATTCAGTAAGGTTTCAACGTAGTTAGGTGGATAAATCAGGTCATCGTCACAACTCAAAGCGTAAATCGGCTCTTGAAAGTATTCTAAGAATCGAAACTTACCGTTATCTGTTGCGTTGTACGGCTCTTTCTCGTTGTCGTAGACCCATATATCATCTACTTGCTTTAAAAGGCTGTCAATCGTCTTATTTAACGTCTCCTCTCGCCCGTTGTGGGTTGCGATTCCTACGATAATACGCATACCATATCAAATTTAATCTGACTTGTCTTATATCCTAAAGCGTGAAGCCTCTTACAAACATCATATATGTCAGAATGGTTGCTTAATACGTTACTCTCAAAGGTTATTTTTCTCGGCAGGATAGTCGAAGTATCTAAAAAGTCATTCAAGATTATGCAGTCGTGTCCTTCTGTGTCAATCTTTAGATGCTCAATGTCGGTTATTCCGTGTTTTTCTAGTAATGACTGAATCCTGACAACCTTAACAACCTCGTGACGTAGGTATTTATCCCAACCCATATCGACAATAGTAGCGTGTGGATGCCCTACCGAGTTACAACCACGCACCCAATTAGGCAAACCTTCTGACTCTATCACTTTAGACGGGATATAGTATAAATCTATGAATCCTTCTTTGTTGCTTATAGCTACATTCTCTTTTAGGCATTTAGGTAGTCTGTCGAAGTGTTCTTTGACTGGTTCGATAAACAATCCTTTTACCTTTCCTGCATCCGTTCTGAAGTCGGACGTTCCTATTTCTACAATATCTACTTTCATCTGCTTATTAATGGGTTCTCTTTTCTTAAATCTCCGTGCATTACGCTTTCGTGGTTTCCGTGATATGCCAGGCTCTTGATCGGTAGTAACATCTTTACTCCGTTTCGGTTAAACTTCATCGTCAACTGCTGACCTACTCCCGAACTTATATCCCGTCTGTTATGGAATCTCTTCGGGTCGATAGGGTCAATCGTGAAATTGATTCTTTCAAGTGCCTTTCGATTACAGAAGAAACCACAATCAGTAAAGTAGACTTTCTTCGTGTATTGGTCTACGGGTTCACTCGGCTTTTGAATCCAACACCACTCCCGACCATCGTTTATAATATTGCATAGGTACGGGTGACGTTTGTACTTCTCGTGGAGTGTGTGTAGTAGGTCAAGGTCTAAATCCATAAAGTCATTCGGCATAAAGATAAACAGATCATCGTCCGAGGCTTTCGCTAGTTCAAACGCTACAAACCACTTCTTCCAAAACTCCTTTTTACCTCCGTTTCTAAAGCGGATTACGTTAGGGTAGTCTATTAAATAAGAAGACCCGTCATCAAGGACAACAGGTTCTAAATGCTTCAAGTGGTTTAAGACTTGAGTAAACATCTCTTCTCTTTCGTAGTTAAATATGAATACCATCTTTGTAAAGTAGGTGGGTAATCAATAGGTAAATGTATGTTCTCATATTAGTTTAGCTTTAGATACGTTAATGAGTGCGTATGTCTTCTCTCTTCTTTCATCTGAATTATCTATGTCCGTGTTTTTCGGCATTGTCTTGTCTGTTATCCATTCGGGTTTCAGTTCGCTTATATCAAACGAGTAAACGCCTTTAGGAGTTGAATTAATATACAACGCTTTGCAACCTATAGACGAAAGAAAATCGTACTTAATCTTTTCAATCATCAACTCGTCATAGTGAACCCTGCGACATTTTAATTCAATGATCGTTTTGTATTCCCTGCTGAAACAATCGTACTTTGACATTACGTCTTTTGACTTCTCAAGGTCTTTAAAGTATCGACCTTTTAAATACCAAAACAACTCGCCTTCTGTTTCAATCATTCTAAGGGATTCAGACGTTCGAAACTATAATCTGTTAACCATAAGAAACGAAACCAGTCCTTACGCTTTCTTTCACGCAGGACTAGTCTCAGGTCTTTTTTAATTCGCCTAGAACGGGAGGTCATTAATCTTCTCGCTAGTTGATTTAATCGAGGCAGTAGGTTGCTCTACATACTCAGCTTTGTTGATAGTGCCGTCAGTCCATTGAACCTTGCCATTGCCCACATACTTCTTTTGAACCTTTGCTTCTCGCTCTTCTTTCGTCTGTTGCACCCACACCGCTACGTTATTTCCGTAGTTGTCTTGTGAGTCACTGATTGACATTGTGTACTTATCGTACGTTCCGTTTGCATTCTTGATGCTGAAATTAATTAGACTGCTCATAATCTAGATTTTAATTGTTTGTAATAATTTGTCGCTAATATACACTTTTCTTTAATGCGTTCAAAGGCTTGTTCGTCTTTTTCTATGATGAAACGCTTAACCCGTAGTGCATCGGGTATGTGGTCAAAATTGTGGATTTGCTGAACCGCTTCTCTAACATCCAAGTCCTCTTCGATTAGGTGGAGTTTCCAATGCTCTCTGCGAACTTCGTCTTCAACGATCTCAAAGGGTGTGTTCGCCAATACATATACGAGTTCAGCTTGTTCGTGTCCAGTTAGCCACATATATGACTGCATCTGCCAATAGTACATCTTGTTAGTCAACTCATCTTCGAACATTGGGAAAGTCCCTAAATTCCAACTGCATTTAATGTCAGCTAATAGCGTGTCGGTGCAAATATCAGGTTCGCCCGTAATGTGAGAATTATTGTAACGCTGTGTGTTCTTCACTACGAAATCCCAATCAAGAACTTCTGAAGCCATTTGGATAGCTACATCTTCCATTTGTATCCCCTTATCCAAGAACTTGGAGGAGATGCTTTCAATGTAGCCTAATTCGTTTTCCTTAAACATCTTTTCGATGTAGGTCTTGGCGGTCTTACCTAGTAGTTCTCCTTTGGTTCTACTCTCAGTCATCAGATTCCCGATAGAACTTGCTCTGAATAATACATTATTTTCCATTTTCAATCTCTTTTAATCTTTCTTGGTATGCAAAGTGCGCTTCAATTTCACTTTTAAATCTACCTAAATTTTTTATTTTACCATTTACTTGTATTGCCGCTTTCCAACTCCCATAATAAGTATCAAAACAAACACCCACATATTGTGATTTACCCCTTCCTATTCTAGATATGTTTTCTCTATGAGATATAACACGAAGATTATTGATGTTATTGTTTGACTTATCGTGGTCTATATGATCCACAACAAATCCTTTTTTAGATGAGTGCCCAAGAAATGTCATCGCCATCAATACGTGAATGTTAAAAAACTTTCCACGAAGACAAACTCTAGGATAACCAGTTGAATTCAAACTCATATTAAGTATTGAACCATCCTTACTCCTTACAAAACTTTTAACTCTACCTAAGTTAGACACTTCATATAGTCCTTCATAGCCGACTACTGGCTTCCATACTTCTTGCATATTACTGCGGTTAAAATTATGCGGTTAAATTAGAAACGTGGAAAGCGTAACCGCTTCGCCTTGTCAAACGGCTAATTACTTCCGTTCTATCCACGTTAATAAGACGTATAAAGATACAAAAAGGTTGCCTTGTTATAACAACGATAGTGCTGTAGTTTGAACATCTGTTAACTCATAGCCTTCGATTGCCTTCTTGAACGTGTCAACTGCTAGTTTGCCTTGCTCAATCTTCAATAGACCCGCTTCGAATCTCTCTTGTGGCATCTTTGGTCTTTGTGTCTTAACGTGCTGAGTTACCTCATTAGCATCGTCATCTTGCATAGACAATGACAAAAGAGACTGAACGGAGTACCTGCGGAAGTAAGAAATGCACCCTCCAAGTTTCTGAGGATCGTTAATCTGTGGCAGTTCAATCCAACTCTCTACACGCCCACCGCTTTCACAATCTACAATCTGAGAGTAAACCTTGTTGTCTATTACGGGTTGCAATAGGATAAGGTTGTACTTGTGTAGTACTGGCTCAATAACATCTAGGATAGTGTTAAGGTCTGCGTACTTAGACTTAAAGAAAGGGTTGTCTGCTGACTTGCTTACTTTCCCGATTTCCTGCTTTGCTTTCCATAGCTTAAAATAAATGTTGCTTGGCTTTGGAATTGCATCTTCAAATG